CGGCGGTGATCCGCCGCGAGACCGCCCTGTCCAAGCTGCTGCCAGCACCCCGGTTCGTGAAGCTGAACACCAGCGCGTTGTTGCGGATGGACCCCAAGGCCCGCGCGGAGATGTTCGCCAAGCAGATCGAGTGGCGCCAACTGGCCCCGTCAGAGGCCCGGGCGCTCGAGGACCGGCCGCCGTTCACCGAGGCGCAGATGGCCGAGTTCGACCGGTTCTGGCCAGCGAAGGCCGAACCGAAATCCAACCAGCAGATCCCTGCGGGGGTGGGCTGATGCCCTGGCATGTCGAGCAAGGCGGCGGCGCCTGCGGTGCCAGCGAGTGGGCCGTCATCAAGGATTCAGATGGGTCGACTGAAGGATGCCACCCGACGAAAGCGGAAGCTGAGGACCAGATGGCCGCCCTGTACGCCAACGAGTCGAGCATGAACGGCCAGCAAGCGGCGCAACTTCGCGCGGAGGCTGCTCACGAGGGTCAGCTTGATGTGATCCCAGCCTCCAAAGGGCGACGGCTTCCGTTCCAGCCGAAGCTCCAGGTGCGCAAGGTCGAACGGGATGGGCAGGAGTTCTATCACCTGCACGGCACCGCGACCGTGTACGAGCGGCCCTACGAGATGCTCGACATCTTCGGCACCTATCGGGAGGTCGTCTCCCGTGGCGCCGGTTCTATCTCGCTCTCCAAGAAGCCCGACGTCGCCTTCCTCGCCAACCATGAGGGACTCTCGCTGGCTCGCACGACCAACGAGACCTTGGAACTCCGCGAGGAGGATGACGGTCTCGACTACGACGCCTATCTGAACCCCAAGCGGTACGACGTGAGCGATCTGGTCACCGCGGTCGAGGACAAGACCATCGACGAGTCATCCTTCGCCTTCCTCATCGACGACGGGCAGTGGAACGAGGACTTCACCGAGTTCCGGATCAAGGTGTACGACATCAACCGCGGCGATGTGTCTGCCGTGAACTACGGCGCCAACCCCTGGACGAGTGTTGCTGCCCGCCAGCAGGGATTCTTCGCCGAGCTGGACCGCGCCCCCGCCTATCTGGCCCGTGCCGCATTCCAGCGGCTCCAACACCGCACTGACCTCGGCCTTCCGCCCACCAAGCCGGCAGAGCAGACCGGCGGCCGGGAGTTGGCCAAGCAGGGACGAGCGATCGCGCTCGTCACCGCCGCGCTGCTCGCAGAAGACGAGTAGCACGGCAGCAACAACCTCACGACTCGGCAGAGCAGACCGAGCGTGGCCCTTCGCGTGCAGGCCGGCAGAGCAGACCGGCGGCTCGCCCCCGCGTGCTGACGCTCCGCGAGCGTCCAGCTCAACCATGCGAAAGGACCACGCCATCATGGCGACCATCGACGACCTCATCGCCGGGATCGAGGTCGAGAGGGAAGCGGCCCAGAAGCGCCGCGACAAGTGCTCCCACGAGGTCAAGGCCATCCTCGCCCTCGCCGGCCAGGAAGGCCGCTCCAACCTCACCCCCGAAGAGGACGAGCGGGTCACCCAGCTGTTCGTCGCCCGCGACCAGGCCAAGGCCGACCTGCGCGGCATCCAGACCAAGCTGGAGAACGCCGACCGGATCAAGGCCGAGGAGGCCGAGGCCGTCAAGCAGGCCCGCGAGGTCAAGCCCACCGCCGCCGCCGAGCGCCGCCCCGTCACCCGCGAGTCGGTCGCCCGGGTCGGGGTCGAGGAGCGTACCTACAACCCCGACTTCGACCGCCGCGGCAAGCAGTTCCTCCGCGACGTCGTCCGCCAGTTCCTGTTCCAGGACGTCGACGCCTCCACCCGGCTATCGCGGCACATGGCCGAGGAGCGGGTCGAACGCGCCGACTACCTCACCCGCGCGGTCGGCACCGGCGCGTTCACCGGCCTCACCGTCCCGCAGTACCTGACCGACATGTACGCCCCCGCCACCGCGGCGCTGCGGCCGTTCGCCGACATCTGCAACAAGCACGACCTCCCGGCCGAGGGCATGACCGTCAACATCAGCCGGATCACCACCGCGACCGGGGTGGCGTTGCAGGCCACAGAGAACGCGGCGGTGCAGGAGACCAATGCCGACGACACCCTGCTGACCGAGAACGTTCAGACCGCCGCCGGCCAGCAGACCGTGTCCCGGCAGGCGATCGACCGCGGCACCGGCATCGACGACGTCCTCATGGACGACCTGTTCCGCCGCTACGCCACCGCGCTGGACTCCACCCTGATCAACCAGGCCACCACCGGCCTGTCTGCGGTGTCGACCGCGATCACCTACGACGACGCCTCCGCGACCGCGGCCGAGCTGTACCCGAAGATCCTGGCGGCCGCGTCCGGCGCCGAGGCGGCGCTGCTCGCCCAGGCCACCCCCACCCATGCGGTCATGCACTCGCGGCGCTGGTACTGGCTGGCGTCGCAGATGACCTCCACCTGGCCGTTCATCAACAGCACCGCGATCCCGGTGCAGGCCGGCGGCACCGCCAACGACGTCGGCTACAACAAGGGCATCCGCGGGCGGCTCCCGATCGGCCTCCAGGTCGTGGTCGACAACAACATCTCCACCGCCCTCGGCACCGCCACCTCCCAGGACGAGGTGTACGTGGTGCCCGACGCTGAATGCCATCTTTGGGAGGACCCGCAGGCGCCGGTGTTCATCCGCGCCGAGCAGCCCGCCGCGGCCTCCCTCGGGGTGCTGATGGTGCTGTACGGCTACTTCGCCTACAGCTTCCGGCGGTACACCAACGGCATGCAGAAGGTAGGCGGCACCGGACTCACGACCCCCTCGTTTTAACCTTCTAGCTCTCGTCTTGACCTTCTGTTACACTCAGAAGTATGGACGAGAGCGAGATCCTCTGCACCAAATGTGGTCGATCCTGGCCATCGTCGGGGTTCTATTGGTACGCCGACGGCAAGGTCAGGCGGCCCTGTAAGGAGTGCTACCGGGACTGGCATCGCGCCCGGTATGCACCGAAAGATGGAGCGGACGACACCCCGCGCAACTGTGCGTGGTGCGGGGTGTCGTACCGTCCCAAGCAGCGCCGTTTCAGCCTCTACTGCTCACGCGATTGCCTGAGCAAGGCGCGTGAGGCATCGCCTCAACGTCGTGACCAGATCCTCCGGTCGAAGTACGGCATCAGCGCAGCCGAGTATGACCAGCGGCTAGAGGCGCAACACGGCGGATGTGCAATCTGCGGGAACGGCGCGACCCAAACCCGCTTTGGTAAGTACCTGAACGTCGACCACGATCACCAGACGGCGCGAGTCCGCGGGCTGCTCTGCGACCAATGCAACCACGCCATCGGCTTGCTCCGCGACGACCCGGCGCTGCTTCGCGCGGCGGCCGACTACCTTGAGAGGCACCGCTGAAGCTGATCCGCTCCTGGCCGCGCAACATCCCCGCCGGCCGCAGCTACGTCATCGACGACATCCCCAAGCTGGTGATCGATAACCACCACTACGGGACCCTGCTGGACGAGGTCGCCGACGACGTGCTGCTGCTGGAGTGGGACATCGCGGTCGGCAAGGAGGAACTGCTCGCCTTCGCCGACCGGGCCCGTCAGTCCCCTGATCGGGTGCTGGTGGCGCCGTACCGGATCTACGCCGACCGCTACAAGCTGCCGTCGGGGGATATCTGGGCGCATCGTCACTGGGACGGCAAGCCCGGCTACACCATCATCCCCGAAGGTGCCATGCCGATCTCCACCGGCGACCAGACCTGCAACCTGTTCGGCCTCGGCATGGTCTACCTGCCCCGCGAGCTGGTTCAAGAATTCCGGTCGCCGAAGTGGGGCTCCGACTTCGGCTGGTCCAACCACTTCGGCGACAACGAGTTCAGCATGTGGCACTACCTGAATGTGACCCACGATGTTCCGGTCATGTGGGAGGTCCGCCCCGTCCACCTGAACTACATCACCCCGCAGATCACCTGATGCACGGGTCGGTGATGGCCTGGGTCCGGCAGGCGCTGACCGGCCCCGAGGTCGCCGGCCGCCGGGTGCTGGAGGTCGGCGCGCAGGACGTCAACGGTAGCGTCCGCCCCGATGTCGAGGCGCTCGGCCCGGCGGTCTATCTCGGGGTCGACCAAGCACTGGGGCCACGGGTCGACCAGGTCGTCGACGCCACCCAGCTGTACGCGACCTTCGGACGCGACTCCTGGGATGTGGTCGTCTCGACCGAGATGCTGGAGCACGCCAGAGACTGGCGTGGATGCTTGGCCAACATGGTCAGCGTCCTGCGTCCGGGTGGGCTGCTGGTGCTGACGACCCGCTCGCCAGGGTTCCCCTACCACGGGTTTCCCGAGGACCACTGGCGGTTCCCGGTGACCACCATGGGGCGGATCATCGCCGAGGTGGGCATCCAGCAGCTGGAGCTGATACCGGACTGGGACTGTCCAGGGGTGTTCTGCAAGGCCCGCAAGCAGCCGGGCTGGACGTGGCCGACCGCCGCGTTGCGGCACCTGTGGGCAGGGATCGACATCCCCCGAGCCCCCAAGCAACCGATGACCCCGCCGGATGGCGGGACCGAGAGGAGCATCCCCGTGGCCAAGGAGTCGCTGACCTCCAGCCCGCAGGTTGCCGGCCAGCTCCGGCAGCTGCTGGCCGAGCGAGAGAACGCGGTCGCCTACGGGCAGACCACCCGGATCGAGGCGGTCGACAAGCAGCTGGAGGCGCTCGGCTACAAGTCCGAGAAGCAGGCCGCCAAGGCGGCCGACGCCGCTGAGGAACGCGCCGCCGCTGCGGCCGCAACTGGCCCAGCCGATGAGGAATCCGCCCGCGCCAAGACCCCCGAGGGCCGCACGGCCACGCCCAAGGTGACCGCCGACGAGGCCGAGCCGGGCAAGCAGATCCCGGCGGCCAAGGCCAAGACGGACACGGCCAGTCAGGCCAAGGCGGCCGACAAGAAGTAGTCCCGAACGGCTGAGGCGGGCGGCCCCCGACCGGTTCGCCCGCCTCGCCACCCCCACCGAAAGGACCCGCATGCGTCGCATACTGCTTGCTGCTGTGCTCGCGCTCGCCCTGAGCGCGCTGGCTGTCCCCTACGCCTACGCCGGATCCCCCCACTTCGTCGGCACCCCGACCCTGACCCGGACCGGTGACGCCCTGACGGTGTCGGGGAAGGTCGCCGGCCTGGGGGATGAGACCCAGATCACCGTGACCCTCACCGGGGACGTGGCCTGCGTCAACCCCGGCAACAACGAG